TCGTATTTCATTAACTCGTGCAACTTCTCATGATATTCTAGAAGTTGGTACTGGCTCTTATGCTGATACTAACTATCCTAATGAAATTTACGGCCCGTCAGTTAATCCGATTGCTCCAGCAAACGAAACTGTTGAACGAGACGTAGGACGTGTATTCTATGTAACCACTGACCAATTTGGTAACTTCTCTGTTGGACCATACTTCCGAGTTGACCAAGGTACTGGTCGTGTAACATTCTCCGCAGCGATTGCATTGAGTAACTTGGACGGTATTGGTTTCAAACGTGGTGTACCGATCGCTGAATTCTCCGTTGACAGTTCATTCTCAGATAACGCTACTGATACTGTGCCAACAGAAAACGCTGCACGTATCTATATCGAAAGACGTTTAGGTATCACACACGGCGGTGCAATAGTTGCTGTTGATCAATTAATTCCAGCATATACCGGTGGCTTCATGGATCTAAATGGTCAGTTAGCCATGAAGAACGACATGGATCTCGATAACCATAAAGTTGTTAACGTGGCCGATCCTGTTGATCCTTTAGATGCTGTTAACTTGAGAAGTTTGACTTTTGACAATATTCAAAACTTCAGCTATGCAGGTCCTATCGACGCTGGTGATCTATTAGTGTTTACTGGCGCTGAAGGATTTGCTATCAATGCTTCAGTAGTTGGTGATTTGACTTTTGATCTAGTTACAGGACAGGATTCAGCTTTAAATCAAGTAACTGCTCAGATCAATCCAGAAGTTATCGTTAGTGCTGATATCAATACATCAGCAGCTATTGATCAATTTAAATTAGCGTTAGACAACAGTTATGCCACAACTGCTGCAAGTATCACAGGTGCAACAGGAACACGTTCCGGCACAACTGTAACATTAGCTTATACTGGTCCAACTGCTGCTCCATATTCCGCAGGACAAAAAATCACAGTCAGCGGATTTACCTCAACACTGTACAATGGTACATTTGCCGTGGTAACATGTAGTTCGACACAGGTAACTTATAACATTGCTACTGGTACAAATGCCTATGCAGCAACACAATCAACATGGACTGCAACCTTAGCAGCAACTCCTACTACCGCTGTAGGTACTGGAACTATTGTTCCGCAGAAAGGTATTGCATCATTTGATACTGCACAATTTACAGTAACCAATGGTTTTGTCACTGTTAAAGACAACGGATTATTAACGACAAAGATAGAACAAATAAACGGTACTAGTGTACTTGGTAACTCAACTACACTTACCGGTAACGTTACTGCTATATCTTTTGCAACAGTTGTTAACACCGGTGGTAGCGTTAAGAAATCACAATATTCATCAACTGGTTTCTTAAGACGAACCAGCAGTGTAAGCAACACTAACGACGGTGATTATACAACAATTGAAGCTTCGTCTGCATCATCTGGTTATTCCTTGTCAGATGCTAACAAGTTAATTCAACGAGATAGCAATGGTGACTTTGGTGGTAATACACTTAACGTTCAACAATTAAAAGTTGACAGTCAGTTAGCCATTGACACAGGAACTATTACATCAGGTGGTTTCGTTAAATTATATGGTTACGGTTCTGCTGGTGGTATTTCTATTGCTAGTGGTACTGATCCAACAGCTAAAGCTACCTATTACGATAACGACACTCACGTGTTTAGAACACAAAACGGTGTCAGTGCTGCTCCGATAACTGTTTCAACATTGCAGGCAACTGCAATTACCACAGGTGGTACTAACACCGGTGGAACGATTACAGGTCGTTGGACACTAACAGGTACTGCGCCAAACGAATCAAGACTACAGGCAACATACTCCGCTGACTTAGCAGAGTATTACGAAGGTGACAAGGACTACGAAGTCGGAACGGTTCTTGTGTTCGGTGGGGACAAGGAAGTAACAATTTCAACCAAAGACAATGATACAAGAGTCGCTGGTGTTGTTTCTAATACCGCAGCATTTGTTATGTACGATGCATGTCCTGGACATAAAAATCTAGTAGCATTGCAAGGTCGTGTACCATGTAGAGTAGTAGGAAAAATAACAAAAGGTGATCTATTGGTAACATCTAAAATTTCTGGAGTTGCTGTAAGTGCAGGCAATGTTGCCGCAACTGGTACAGTAGTTGGTAAGGCATTAAAAGATTACGATTCAGATCATATCGGAACAATTGAAATAGCCGTAGGGAGAACATAATGGCATTGCCAAATAATAATATATCACCAGGTACCCCACCGTTACTATGGAGTAGCATGAAAAGTGCGCTGGACAAAATTAATGATAATTTTGTCGCATTAGATCTTGCAACTGGTGGAACTGCTGTAGATTTATCTGTATTGAATACCGATGTTTCACCAGAATACACAGCACAATATAGTTTAGGAACAACTACACGCAGATGGAAGAGTATATTCACTCCTGCCTGGGCATCATCACCATCTGAAGCATATAACGGTGTATGGATTGGTGGCGCACAGATTAGAGGTATACCCGGTGCTACTGGTGATCCTAATGCTGTTGGAAATACTATTATCGATCTACCATTAAATTCCACAGTCAATGGTGATTTAATTATAGATCCAAATAAAACATTTTTTAAAGAAATTGAAGTTGACAGCGACAAACGTGTTGTTGCTGCAGACTTCGGTAGTTTACTTTCATTGACTTCAGGCTACGGTATTACACTATCTGTTACATCAGCATCTGACGAAATCACATTTGACTTTGATCCTCACGTAGACATCATCGGAAACATTCTTGCAGCCGACGAAACTACTGTATTAGTAGACAGTGCTACAGGAAAACTCAAAGCAGACGTTGGAGTAACTGTTGATTGGAATATCGATGTTGACGGCAATGTCTGGACATTTGGCACTGATGGATCCCTAGCATTACCTGGTACAGCAACAATAGGCAATGATATACTACAAAGTGTTAACGACTTAAATTTACAATCTGAAAGCTCTGTTAAAATTCAATCAGCTAGCAGTGGCGCAGGATATATTTGGAATTTTTCATCAACTGGAACATTAGTTTCACCGGGTCCTGTTGAATTAGATTATCTCGGATCTAATACATTTTCTTTGGTTGCTACAGGAGCTGGTGGTAGAATTACAGGTGAATCTGGAAAAACATTTAAAGTTGTTCTTGACAACGGTATTACACAACCAGAGTGGACGTTTGGTACAGATGGTGGGTTAACGTTCCCAGATGGTGCAACTATTACCGGTGGTGTGTTCACTGGAAATGTGAGTGGTAACTTAACTGGTAATGTTACAGGAAACGTTAGTGGTAATGCTGGAACTGTTACAAACGGTGTATATACCACAAGCGATCAAACCATCGGTGGCACTAAGACATTTAGTAACACAATTCAAGGTAATGTGTCAGGTAACGTAACAGGGAATCTAACAGGGAATACAACAGGATATCACTCAGGTGATGTTAAAGGTAGTGTGTTTGGCGACGACTCAACTAAGATCGTTGACGCTGTTGAAAATAAAGTTTATGCTACATTCTTTGGTAACATAACAGGTAACGTTACAGGTGATGTCAGTGGCAATTTAACCGGTAACGTTACAGGCAATGTCAGTGGTAGTGCAAGTGTTGCGACTACAGTAGATATTACAAATACTAACGGTCTAACAACAGTATACTATCCAACATTTGTTGAAAATAGAACTACAGGACAAACAGTTAGAGCCGATGTTGATTTATCATATAGAACAGATACAAATACATTAACTGTTCCAAATATAGCTGGTAGCTTAACGGGTAATATCTTTACAACATTAATCGACAGTGCTGATTCCTCAGCGATTACTGTAACACCTGCTGTGATATTCAGTTCAGATGTTAATGTTGAAAACGAATTGTATATTCAAAACAGTAGAGTTATTAATTTAACAACATTACAATCTGTTGTTGCAGCTTCTAGCAGCTTCGCAGATTTCCAAGCACGTATTGCAGCATTATAATAGAGTAAATATAACAGAGAGCGTAGATTATGACAATACAAACGATAAACATAGGTAATATAGTTAATGACGGTTTAGGTGATGACCTACGCACGGCTTTTCAGAAAGTCAATGATAACTTTACTACCCTTAGCAACGAACTCACTATATCAGTTTCTAATATAGGTAATGCCGGTGACGGTGTCGGAATCTTTAAACAAAGAAGTGGTGGAACACTTGAATTTAAAAGACTTAAAGAAGGTAAAAATATTAATCTCGATGAATACGATAACTACATCGAAGTTAAAAACACTGCCGACGAAGCATTCACAAAGATATTCACAAATTCCGGTACTGAAGATGCAACTATTCACAAAGAGATCACTCTAGCAGGGTATGCTCAAGGAAATAATTCTCCACTTATCGATGTCACTACATTAGGCAATGGTGTTATTCGATTTGGCACTGTAATACCAGTTACTGAAATTTTAACTGTTTATGATTTCGGATCGCTATCTGGATCATTTAATAATTCTATGCAATTTGCATTAGCTTGGGCTAATGTAGATTTCGGAGAAATCACACTTCCGGGAACTATTAATTTAGATTGCGGTGGTATTTAAGGGGACGAAATGGCCATAACTTGGATTACACCCCAAGGCGATCTAGGAACTAAAAAAGAGCGTGTTCCAATTTCCCTTCAACTTCAAGCTACTTCAGATGTAGGAACTGTTACCTATAGTGTAATTGCTGGCTCATTACCTAAGGGATTAAGACTAATAGGCGACCGAATCAAGGGAAGTCCCAACGAAGTTAAAAAATTAACAGTTAGCAGATTCGTTATCCGTGCAGCAGATAGCAACGATATCGAAGATAGAACTTTCAGTCTAACAGTTGACGGTGCAGATTCTCCCGAATGGATTACTCAAGAAGGATATCTCCAGGTTGGTGCAGGAGAAGCCTATTTTATTCTTGATAACAGTTACGTTGAATTTCAATTAGAAGCATACGATCCAGATGTTATCGCTGGAGATAAATTAGAATATTATCTCATGCCCATGGGAGGACAACTTCCTCCTGGATTGTCATTATCAAAGGACGGTATAATCTCTGGATACACCGATCCGGTATTTGCTGTTGACTATAGTGCATCGTTAAACGGTGGATATGATACTGGATCTTTTGACATAACTCCTATAGATTTTGTTGAAGCAAAAACAAACGGTTTTGATGATTATTATTACGACAACACTACTTACGATTATAATGAACCTAGTCGTTCTCCAAAGAGATTGAGTAGAAGCTATTCTTTTGTAATAGCATTAACTGATGGGGCAACGATTGTAAGACGATCATTTAAAATTTATGTCGTTACAGAAGAATTTCTCAAAGCCGATAACAGCATAGTACAGATCGGAACAAACGTTTTTACTGCTGATTCCTCTTCTGACAGAGTTCCTTTATGGATAACTGATAGTCAACTAGGAAGATATCGAGCAAACAATTATGTGACACTGATACTTGATGTTTATGATCCGCCGAGCCTTAGCGGAACTATAACATATTTTCTATTGCCCACAAATGATGATGGCTCAGACAGTATACCACCTCCTGGATTAGAACTAGACAGCACCACAGGAGAACTTGCAGGTAGAGTTCCATATCAGTCTAAGGTCAGCAAATTTTATAGTTTCACCGTAGAAGCTGTTAACTTCCCGATATCGTTATCTGATTCAATTTATACATTTGTTGGAAGTTGGAATGGTTCGACTAACTATCTCGCAAATCAAACTGTGCGATATCTCAATTACATCTATCTTTGCACAAAAGATAATCGAAACGTATTACCAACTGACACAGCCTATTGGGAAAAGGGAGTTTCAAGTTCAGCAAAAACATTTACAATAGAGATTGTTGGTGAAGTTGAAAGTGCTATCGAATGGGTGTCAGACAGCGATCTCGGAACTATAAAACCAAATCAACCTAGCCAATTATTTGTAGAAGCAAAAACCATTGCCTACGGTGGTAGAGTAAATTATAAAATTATTTCAGGCGGACTTCCTCCTGGTTTAGAATTTTTAGCTAATGGAAAGATACAAGGTAAGGTCAAGCAGTTTGCAGATGATGCTGGTCCTGGACTAACTAGATTTTATGAGTATAATGATGACAGTACAGCTCGTTTATACTCAGGAATATGGGATGGAGGTACAACTACCTTTGATAAGAAATTTACATTTGTTGTCGAAGCGGCAGATTCTGTAGAATACTCTAGAATAAGAAGAACATTTTATTTTACAGTTATCGCCGAAAGTGACAAAACATTTGCTAATCTTTATCTCAAAGCATTCCAGACAAAACAAAAAAGACTGGCTTGGAGTAATTTTATCACTGATGCAACAATATTCAAACCAGAAGAAATGTATCGCTATGGCGACGCAAACTTTGGAGTCCAAACTGAACTTAAAATGTTATTGTTTGCGGGAATAGAAAGTGTTGCCGCAGACCATTTCGTGCAGGCTATGGGACATAATCATTACAGAAAACAAATTAGATTTGGAGATTTAAAAACCGCCAAAGCTAGAGATCCTATTACACAAGAAATAGTATACGAAGTTGTCTATGTAGATATCAAAGACGACTTAGAAAAAGAATACTACGAACCTTATGTGATAGATCCTGTATTGTACACTCTGGGCTATCGACTTGTTAATAGAGTCAGTATATCTGATACTGTCGAATTGCCTGACAATATCAAAAGCCCAGTATTGGTCAGTTACGATGCTATAAAAGTTGACAGCGATGTTCCGTTAGCCAGCGATCGAGATCATCAGAGAATCTTTCCAAACAGCTTCTACAACATGAGAAAGCAGATAGCATCCGCAGGAGAACGCGATCTCGAATATAGACCTCTATGGATGCGCAGTATTCAAGATAATGCTTCATATGAAATAGGATATGTTAGAGCATTGGTTTTATGTTATGCTCTCCCTGGTAAATCAGATGCTGTTGTATCTAGAATAAAAGCCAAGACAGATTATGCATCTAGGGGAGATTGGTCCAGCGTAACTTCTTATCAAGTTAACGATTCAGTAATTTATGAAGGAAAATACTGGACCTGTATTAAATCTAACACCAGTATATCACCCGAAGAAGGGATTTATTGGATACAGAATTTCAATTTTAAAGACATCAATTTTACAGCAGATCGCTATCTAATTGACATTATAGACGGGCAGATAGAGGATAAATACCTTGCATTCCCGCAACGTGGAGAAAAATTACCGTGACATCAGCAATAAACTACATATCAATTGATGAAAATTTTCCTTATCCTGGTCAGGATAATGATACCCAAACTTTTAGAGATAACTTTGACACCATCAAACAAAGTCTTAGCACAGCTAAAGATGAGATAACAGACCTGCAAGATAACTCAGCCAAACTAAACAATGACAACGATTTCTCGTTGAATATCATTCAAAATGCTGTGTTACAAAATAACAGAGATCAGAAATTTGACGGTGGGCTAGTAACTGCAAGTCCTACAACTGTAGACTATGAAAATGGGCCATATCAAATTTATAATCTCGGCGCTGATGTTACTATGGACTTTTTAAATTTCCCAGGTGATCCTGTTTTCACAGCAGAAACAACACCAATTGGTGTAGGTAAAGTTACTTTAGAAATTTATGGTAACGGTGGAGCGTCTACTCTGGCCACAGCTATCGAAATGGACAATACATATCGCATCACCAGCCTCGGAACTTCAGACTTTACTGATTTAGGTGCAGCTACAAACACCGTAGGTACACTGTTTACTGCAACTGCTGATGGTTCAGGAACTAGTGGTACTGGTACTGCCACACTTGTTAGAAAACTCAATTTCCAAGTATCTGGTTCAACTGTAATCAAAAAAGATGCAAACTTCCCAAGTACTATAACTGTTGAGCAAGCAGACGATCCAATTTTTATAGAAGTATGGAGACATAGTTCCAGCGTAATCTTTATGCGATACCTAGGACTATTTTCAGAATAATGTTCCATCCATTTGAAGGTGATCTCAGTCAATTAAAAGACTCAGAAGTTGAGGAAAAATTGAACGAGCTTACTCGAAAATATTTTGCAGCGGCTCGTTTAGGTAAACCAGAACTGTTGACACAACTCGAAACTTTTGTTACAATATATAAAGCAGAGATGTCTAAAAGATATCTCTCTAAATCTCAAGGACAATTGGATAACGATTTGGATCAACTGATTAATGTGGACTGAAAACAATACCGAACAACAACTCATAGAAGGTGTACTAAAGCATGGTCCAGATATTTTGGACCACTGTCAAACTTCGGATGATCTACGAAAATATCTAGATAAACTATCCGAAGAACATCTAAATTATCCAACTCCAAAAAAATCAATAGATACTACATATTGGTTCATTCCTAGAGAATATAGGGACATGGACATAGAATCCTTTGTGGTTCAAAATAGTCCTAAAGAACATTATGAACGTGTTTCGCAGGAATTACAACTTTTCAAACAACACAATATGATTCCTGTACTTAAAACAATGAAATATGTTGTCGATACACTTAGAGCCAATAACATAGTTTGGGGTGTTGGACGGGGATCTAGTGTAGCCAGTTATGTGCTTCACATTATAGGGGTACACAAAATCGACAGTATTAAATACAATATACCAATAGAAGAATTCTTCAAAGGAGAAACAAATGGGTAAAGTATACACAAGTGTACGAGGTAAAGAAATTGACATGGAAAAATTGTCTCTTAGAAACGAAACATTACCAGCCGTGGGAAATGCCAAGGTTAATGCTCGTGGAGATGAATTAGGTCCAGGTGGCAAGATCGTTCGTACTAGAGAACAAGTTTTACAGGACTATTATAAAAACAATCCAACAGCTATGTCAGAAGAAATAGCTAGCCGAAGAAAGAAATAACATGTCATTAGATCCGTTAAAATGTAAAGTTCGGGCCATCAAGAAAGACGTGCTTGCTCACAATATGGACCTCGGTGAGCAAACAACTGCCAGCGGTATCGTCATTCAAAGTGATGACGGTAAAGCACACGGTATTAAACCGAGATGGTGTCAAGTTTATGTTGTAGGTCCTGAACAAGACGAAGTTAAGCCAGGGCAATGGATTTTAGTAGAACACGGTCGTTGGACTCGAAAAATTAAAATCGACGACGGTGAAAGCATAAAAGAAATACAAAAAATAGAAGTCAAATCTATTTTAGCCGTGACTGATGAAAAACCAAATGATGTTTATATTGGTCAAGAATACAATCACGGTGACGTTGCAACTATTCGTCCGGAAGATTTCGGCGCACGATAATGCATCTTAAAAAGAAAGATTGGGATACCAGCAACATTGTATCCCAAATACATTCTTTATCAAGACAGTGTTCTAGCGTTTATAACGATGGATTCACTGCTTTCGAACTCAAAAAAGAACTATACCTTCTAAAAGAAATCGTCGACTCGTCTCTTGAAGATGCCCCTGATTTTGGGGAATTGGAAAAACAGTGGTTGACAGACCAAGAGAAAAAGCGTATCATTAAGATATTAAAGTCTTAAGGAGAAGCTGTGACTAACCCATTTCGCGATCAAGAAAAATTCATGCGGGCTTGCGACCAAAGTGTCGGCGAGTTTAACGTAGAGCAATTCAATCTTTATACAAAATTAATTGAAGAAGAATGGAAAGAACTTAGTGTCGCCATTAACAATGTTGATCGAGTAGAAACATTAGATGCATTAGTTGATATTATTGTTGTTACTATCGGCGCATTACACAGTATGGGTGCAGATGTAGAAGGTGCTTGGAAAGAAGTCATGTCAACCAACTTTGCTAAGATCGACAAAGAAACAGGCAAGGTTCGTAAACGTGAAGATGGCAAAGTATTGAAACCGGTTGGTTGGGAACCACCCAATCTTAAACCATTTTTAAAGGAGTAATACAATGAACGATCATGAACAAAACATAGAAATAATGAAAGACCTAAGAGGTAGATTGGACGCTGTTATCAACAAAGGAACAACAGCACATCCAGATGCTCGTAAACACAGGAATATTAGTTTTGTTAAAAGTTTTTTTAGAATCTTGGCGGGTGGCATATTGTGCACCGGCGAATTCTTTATAGCAGGTAGTTTATTAGTGTTGGCAGAAATGCTGGGCGTTATCGAGGAGTTGGTGTGAACGTAGATGTTGAAAATGCCGCTAGTTTTCTAGCAGGCAGTATTTTGTTTAGTATTGCGCTAGTGGTTTTTATCATTGGCTGTGTTGTTGTTAATAACATTATACACAAGTATTGGAAACCGGTTAAAATCTTTACTCCGGACAGTTGGAAAGGTTTCTTTCCACCCCACCATCATCCATATGCTGAAACAGAAATCGATAAATCAAATCCTCCCAAGGAAGTTAAATGAAAATAGGTTTCACTTGTTCGACATTCGATTTATTTCATGCTGGGCATATTATGATGCTCAAAGAAGCAAAGACACAATGCGATCATTTAATTGTAGGATTACAAACTGATCCCACTATCGATCGTCCTGGAATTAAAAATAAACCAGTTCAGAGTATCTTTGAAAGATACGAACAGCTTAAAGCCTGTAGATATGTTGACGAAATACTCGTCTATGAAACCGAACAAGATCTCGTAAACATCTTGCTTTCTTATCCTATTACTGTTAGAATACTAGGACAGGAATATGAAAACGAAGATTTTACAGGAAAGTGGGAATGTATAGATCGAGGTATTGGATTGTATTTCAATAAGAGAGAGCATAATTTTTCAACCAGCGAATTACGTCAACGTGTAATAGCCGCAGAAATCAACAAAGGATTAAAAGAATGAAAGAATTATGGGTAGAAAAATATCGTCCTAAGTCCCTAGGTGGATATGTATTTCGTGACGAGCATCAGCGTAAACAGATCGAAACTTGGGTCAAAGACAAATCAATTCCCCATTTGATTTTTAGCGGTACCGCAGGTATTGGTAAAACTACAATGGCAAAAATTCTTATCAACGAATTAGGCATTGAAGATTATGATGTGTTAGAGATTAACGCATCACGCACAAACTCCGTAGATGATGTTCGAGATAAGATTGTTAATTTTGTTCAGATGATTCCATTTGGACCATTTAAGGTGGTACTATTAGATGAAGCAGATTATTTGTCACCCAATGCTCAAGCGGCTCTTCGCGGGGTTATGGAAGAATATCACACAACCGCACGATTTATTCTTACTTGCAATTATCCTAACAGAATCATTCCTGCTTTGCATAGTCGATGCCAAGGCTTTCACATTGAGCGAGTCGATATTACTGAGTTTACCGCTCGTGTTGCTACTATTCTCGTTGAAGAAAATATTGAGTTCGATCTCGACACATTAGACAACTATGTTAGAGTTGCCTATCCAGACTTGCGTAAATGTATTAATCTTGTACAGCAAAATTGTCAAGAAGGCAAATTAGTTGAAGCTCATG